GCAGCAACATCGCGCGCTTTAACAACGCGGATTATGATGCGGTTATCGCCAAAGCCAGTCGGGAGACCAGCGATCAGGTACGTAACAGCGATTACAACCGTGCCGAGCAGATCCTGGCTGAGCAGGCCCCGATCGCCCCCATCTATCAGTACACCAATGGCCGCCTGATTAAACCTTGGGTCAAAGGCTATCCCATCACTAACCCTGAAGATGTCGCCTACAGTCGCGAACTGTGGATTGAAAAGCACTAACCATGCACTGGTAATAGCTTACGATTGAAGACGATTTAATAACCCCGATTTTTCGGGGTTTTTTATTATTTATCTTATTGATAACGATTGTTACCGATTGCCTGAAGTCGGTATTTACCGTCGGTCACTTTGACGGTACCGTCAAAGTTACGTACCATCTTAATACTCTATACCGTTCATTTTTGGTGTGCGTATGACGGTATTTTTTCGTAAGGAAGCCCGATGCTCACTGACACAAAACTTAAAAATTTAAAGCCTCAGGCCAAGCTGTATAAGGTTTCAGACCGTGATGGATTGTATGTGGCGGTACAGAAAACCGGTACCGTCACCTTCAGGTATGACTATCGTATTAACGGCAGAAGAGAAACGCTGACTATCGGCAAATACGGTGCCGATGGTATATCGCTGGCTGAAGCGCGCGAAAAACTTATGGAGGCCAAAAAACTTCTGATTCAGGGCATTTCGCCTTCTATGAAAAAACAGGAGTTAAAAAGCGTTTTTCGATCAGCAAACCGTTTCAAAGATTATGCATTGCTGTGGGAAAAGGGCTGGCGTGTTGCAGACAGTACCAAAGAGCTAAGACTGGCGATCTTCCGGCGCCACGTTCTTCCGTTATTTGGCAATAAGCTAATGAGTGAAATAACACACATGCAGCTCAGAGAGTTTTGTGAAAGGATTCGAGATGAAGGAGCACCCTCTACCGCTTTGCATGTTCGCACCCTGGTCTACAAGGTGTATGAATTTGCCAGGGAAAGGGGATATGAGGGGGATAATCCAGCGGAGAGGATAAAGCCATCGAGCATTGCCAGTTTCACCCCGCGTTCCAGATCTCTTTCTGAAAAAGAAATAGGTATTTTTTTCAGCGCGGTAGAACGGACCGGAAGCAGTAAAACGATAATTCTGGCTATCAAATTTGTTCTTCTTACCATGCTGAGAAAGGGCGAATTCCGTAATGCCACCTGGTCAATGGTTGACTGGGATGAAAGGACACTAACACTGCCTGCGTCGCTGATGAAAATGAAAAGGGCGCACAAGGTATATCTGTCAAATCAGGCTTACGACATTCTTGTGATGCTTAATGACTTATATGGGGATGCCACTTATATTCATCCGGGCCGGTTTAGCCCACACAGCCCGCTGTCAGAAGGCGCGTTAAATGCGCCAATCAGAACGGCCCTGAAAATTCTTGAAAAAGAGGGTAACCCAATGGAGAGCTTTAATGTTCATGACCTCAGGCGCACAGCCAGTACAATTTTGCATGAAAAGGAATTTAATTCGGATTGGATAGAGAAATGCCTGGCCCATGAGCAACGTAGTATTCGCGCCGTTTATAACAAGGCAGAATATAGCGAGCAGCGTAAAGACATGTTACAGCAGTGGGCCGACATGGTAGATGAGTGGATCGAGAAGGGAAAAAAATAGAATCTCAACGTTCAGGGTCATCGCCGAGTGTTTTGTCCGCCAGCAGCGCTGACAGGTAAATCAGTGCTGCCGGGAACCATGCCAGGCAAATAAAGACTGACTGCGTTGAGTGCGGCCCGTCTTCCAGCTTACCCAGCAGGTAAGCGGCGATAATGAGATAAATCGACAGTGCGATCATAGCTTCCCCATGCTGCCGTACACCGGCGATGCGCTGAGTTCTGCGTCGGGGTCGTTATTATCAAGTGGCATCAGTAACGCTGCCGAATATTGCCACAGTAAGACATGCTCACCTGGCCATCCGGCATTTTGCCGCTCAGCGGTCTGGCACCCTCTGGCACTTCGATAAACCAGCAATCGCTCACCATGCCAGTGACTTTAGATTTCAGCATGCCTTCACGGCATACCGTCCGAACTAGGCGCCCTACATTGCTCGTGAAGGCTTCACTGCTACTGCCAACGATGACGGCCATGCCGCCGGGAGTTAATTTATTCATGCTGCATTACCTCTCGTCATCTGCACCATGCCGCGCGTAACCTCTATCCGGCGCGGCTGTTTGTACTTTACCTCAAATCCGCCAGGCACCAGCTCAACGTCATTGTGTGGATTCTGATTTCCCCAATGGTGCCAGCCCTCTGCATCGCCACGGCTGAACAACTCGATGCGTGACACGTCACTATAGAGAATCTCAAGGCGGTGGCGAGCTTCCCACGGTTTGGCGCTGTGCTCACTCAGAGGGCTGTAAATCACCTGTTTGATGGATGCGTTCATGCGCGCCAGTCCCGCACCGCGCACGGCGATCAGACAGTCTTCTGTATTGGCGCGGGTGTAATTGCCGCCGTTCATGCGCGTCTGGGTGTTCAGCAGCGCCAGCAGGTCATAGAAATCTTCGATCTCGCCATCTCGCAGCGCTTTGTTGATGTGCTGCTCAGCCAGCTGGTTCAGCTTCACCCAGGTGAAACCCTTCATCGTGCGCACATCAAAGCCCCAGGCTTCAGCCAGCGCGATAGCCTCTTCAGCGTGAGTGCCGGTGTACCACATCGCCAGCACAGCATCTGGCGCAGCCAGCGACCAGACCGGCAGGCGCTTGAGGTCAGCCATCGACATGGTGCCGTAGTGGTTATCCGCGGCACCGTTGCTGATGGTGTTGCCATATGACCAGGGCGGGTCGGCATAAATCAGCTGATAGTTCATGCCCGCACCCCACGCGCCGAACGCAGCAACTGATCCATCCGGTACAGTTGGCTGTTTGCCCGGCACTCATCAAACACCACGTTGATGCTGTTCATCGCATTCAGGCGGCGGTTTGCATTGCTCAGCCGGTTACGCATTTCACTGGGGCTTATCACCACGTTGGTGTTTTTCAGCCAGCAGATGTAGTCCTGGCGGAATCGGGCGCGCATAACTTCACCGGCGCGCACCAGTTTGCTCAGCGCTGACATTGAGCTTTCACGCTTCAGACCGTGCTCCGCCAGGTGAGCGTGAATATCGACGGACCGGGATCCGACATGCTCCTGCAGATAGGTGAGGATTAGTTCTTTCGATGTCATGATCAGCCCGCCATTCTCATCGCTGAACGCTCAGCGGCTTTACGGTGGTTGGGATTGGCTTCGAACTTCGCAGCCAGTGACGGGTCACGCTGTGCTGCGCTGGCGTTGCGCTGGCGCTCATCGAGCCAGGCCTCTACCTCGTCGACGTTCCAGGCGACGGTGCGGTTGGTCAGCGGGAAGCGTTTCGGGAACTCGCCATTCTTTTCCATCTGATTGATGGTGTACTCAGACAGCGGCACGCGCTCGAGCAACTGATCTTTACGGATTGCACCTTTCATAATTTTTTCTCTCCAAAGAAAAGGGGCCGCGATGGGCCCCTGAGTTTTCACTGGTGTTGGTTAAACGTATTCGGCGCGCATGTCGCCAAGCGTGATGCTGAAGCCTTCGTGCAGCTCATCCCCCAGCGCACCTTTCAGGCGCTGCAGGTCTGCTTCAACTTTCATAAAGGTCTCTTTCGCGTCCGGCGCGCTGGCGTCCAGGCTGTTGATCGCTGCTTCAATCTGGCGGCGGGCGTCGTGGTGCTTATAGACTTTCACGGCTTTAGCGCGCAGTGATCGGAAGGTGGATTCGGTTAAGTCGTCCTTGTGCTGGCTGATCTTCTCACCGACAGCGCTGGCTTTCTCCAGCGTGTCAGCCTGTTCAATCTCTTCCTGCAGACCGGCAACCAGCACGGCGTCATCGCGATAATCACGAACATCAGCCGATGGTGCTTCGACGCTGCTGCCGATCATGCTGTTCAGGTCAGCGGTGGTGCGCGGTGTGATGTCACGTTCGCCGCGTGGCGTTTCGTCCAGCTCATCCGGCGTATACACACCCAGCAGCACGTCAGGAGCATGCAGGCGCGCCCAGCGCTTCGTGCAGAGGTATGCCAGCTGTTGCTTCGGATCCTGCTCCCACAGCGGCGAGTTACGCACACCAGCCTGCGCCATGCTGATGGTTAGCTCACGCGGCTCAGACTCACCTTTGATCACCGCCGACACAGTGACGGACAGGAGGTCTGATTTATCGTTCTTGCCGGTACACTTCGACCAGTCGCCGCTCCAGCTGTAATTGATCCGGCTGGAGAGAAGGTTGGAAGACGACACGACCGCGTTTACCAGCTGCGCCTCATAGCCCAGCGCGCCATTAACGATGTGCGTTTTCTGTGCCACTGCGTAGGGGTTCATGCCCCATTGCGCCGCCTGCATGGTTACTGCCAGGCAGTCAGCGGGCTTACCGCGCAAATGCTGCGGGATGGCAACAACGCCCTCAGACATCACCTGCGCGAACTGCTGCAACTGCATCAGGCTTTGCGGGTTGAAGATGGTGGCGGCGGTGCTGGTGGTTTCGTTGGTGACTAAGTTAGTGCTCATGCCTGATTGTCCTTTTTGCGCGCCCATGCCGGGCGGGAAAGTGATTCAACGCCGCCCCAGGTATTGGTCAGGCGGCACTGGTGATAGGTGTTCAGATCACGCCGGTAAAGATCGTGACCTACGGCGACGTCTTCCGCGTCGAGTTGAAAGACGCGCACCGGATAGCGGCCGCAATCGATGCTCTCGCTGACAACGATGAAAACGAACTGTGGGTATTCGTTGAAGTGCTGATAGAAGCCGTCGCGGTACATGGCGTCCTGCACGTGGTAGCGGAACTCATCGACGTGACGGGCGAAGCGCTCCATGTCCGCCACTTTCTTCACGTCCACGATTACCGGCTGATTTTTCAGGAACCGGTCCGGGCGGATCCGGCAAAGTTCGCCGGTCTGCTCATCGTCCCAGTAAATCGACGTTTCGCAGTGGCCATCGGCTTCCAGGAAGAACCGCGCCGCCGGGTGTGCGAATGCGCTGGCGTGCATCAGCTTCAGCTTCCGATGATCCTCATGCTCCAGCACTGTTTTGCCGGTATAAAGGCAATCTTTCAGGAATGCGGCTTCAGCCTCCTTCCCGGCATTCGTGCGGCGATTGAATGGCGGCGCCTCAATAAAGCGGGCGCCGAACTCTTCAGGCTCCAGCAGGATGCAGTGAAGGGCAGTACCCATATCGAGCGCCGTTTTCTTCTCTTCATCCTCAGGCGCTGTTTTGCGCCACTGGAACACCGCCGGGTTAATGGCGATGTCGTCCAGCTGCGATTTACTGACGCCGGGGCCAGCGTGATAGGCCTCGTTGGGAATGTTGAAGTAAAGCCCCGGATCGCTCGGGGCCATTTTGATTTCAGGCATCGCGGTCATGGCGTCCAGTCCTTACCGAGCCACTCTTTGTTCTGCCAGTCTTCTTCAGCCTGCGCCAGGCAGATTTTATCGACCATCTCTGCGTAAGCATCCTGCGCGGCTTCACTGCGCAAACCCGGTAGAGAGGTAAGCAGGAAGGGGTTATAAAGCCGGGTTAACTCTTCCGGCCACTTTGCCTGGAGTTCGTCCGCGCGGTCACGGATCCACTCATCCTTACTGACCTGAGCGTCGTGCTGTTGCCAGCGCTGCTCTTCGGCGATTTCATGCTGTGCATAAGCTGACATCTCAAATGCCTCCCATGTCTGCCGCGCAGCTGGCGGCCATTTTTTGTGTGAATACCCACTCAACGCCGGCGCTGAAGTCAGAGAACTGACGCTCAATGCCCAGCACGCAGGCGGTAAAGGTGTACTTGCCGTTCTGGTAACGATATTTCATTTCTGAATCCAGAATTACCGTTTTGGTAATAGTTGGTTGCATGACAAAGAGCCTTTAAGCCCATATGCGGCTAAGGCGATATTCCGGAACTGGTCACGGTTAACTGTCTGACTGAAGCGAGTCTGGACGTTTGTCATTCTCCAGAGGTAGCCACAGGCTATGCGGACTATTACAAAAGGCTCTCCGGTCACATCATTAAAGGTCATGATCTGTCTCCGAAAAAGGGATAGGGATGTTCACTTTCCGGGCAGGCGTTCCGGTTCTACGGGTTAGCCGTGCCATCTGGTGGGCGGCCAGATTGTGGGTTGTGATTGCCCGTTTCGGATTGTTAAAGAGCTATTTTCTATTACCAAAATGGTAACACTTGAGGCTAATAATAAGCGTTTTTCAGGGTGTGTCAATCGTTATCACAAGAAAAAATTACCATAATGGTAACTGTAAGGGCGGGGTTTATGGCATCGGGTAGGTGTTGAGTGGGCTGGATTAGGTGGCGGGAGTCCGGGCTTTGACGGTATATGGCTGATTCATACCGTCACAGAGCCGCGGTATTTACTGATCTGACTCTTTCTGTGTCTGGCTGATTACGAACTCAATAAAGCTGGCGATTTTCTCTTTGTCTGCTGGGTCCAGCTTTTCATAAAGGTCACGGTCATACTGGATCTGACGGGCGTCAGTACTCGGGATCAGCAGCTCATAGCCATTGCGGCCGAACGCTTTAGCGATAGAGTTAACAGTGCTGATGGTCGGGTCGATCTCTTTATTCAGAACGCGGCCCACGGTTGACTGGTTCACGCCGCTGGCGCGGTGAACTTTACCCTGTGTTTTCAGGTCTTCGGATTTGTCCATCCACAGGCGCAGGTTGTGGGAAACCACGTCGCTGATCTCCACGTCCTGGGCGACTGGCGGCACATTGTCCCGGTCGTTATCCAGCCAGTAATCTTCCAGCTTCAGTACCCGCTCAATATTGCGCGCCGCTGCGCTGCCCATAGGCTTATCACGCGTCCATCGACTGATCAGGTTCGGTAATGAACCCAGGGCTTTTGCCATCTGAGTCTGGTTACCTTCGAAACGGGTCTCAAGCAGGTAAATCAGGTTTGCTCTGCGGATCCCGGAAATCGGCTTCATTTGTTTCCTTCATACATGATTTGGGTTTATCAGGTTGCTGGGTGCAATTAAAGCCGATGTTACCTTTCTGGTAAATGCACCAGATTGGTAATACAGGTTGATAAGCGCGACCAGTTAGGTAACAATTCAGTGGATGAAATCGTTATCTGGAGGCCCCAATGGAGCCGTTTGACTTCAAAGAGTTCTGGCAGGGACTGTCGCTGGAAGAAAAGAAGCAGCTGGCTAAAGAGGCTGGCACGACAGTGAATTATATCCGTACTCACCTGGTGTACGCCCGCCGCGTTCCAAGTCGTAACTATATGACGGAATTGCATAAAGCTGTCACCGGGATTAACCCAAATATCAGTAAAGAGCAGCTGCTTTCCTTCTTCTACTCTGCCGCATAACCACCACATACCCTGCACCGAAGGCCGCCTACATGGCGGCTTTTTATTACACTCTCATTACTAAAAAGCCTTATAAAACAACCAATCGTTACCAAATATGCAAATGAGCCTTGATTTGTTTCATGGTTAGGAGAAAATAGTCGTAATAGTAAACGTAGGGTGAGGTAACAAAATGAAAATCATTACTCGCATGGAGGCTGCGAAAGCAGGTCTAAAACGCTACTACACTGGCAAGCTGTGTAAGCACGGCCATAAAAGCGAGCGTTACGTCTATAACGGCCACTGCGTGAAGTGTGCGATGGATTCCAGTTTGCGCCGCCAGGCTGAGATTAAGCAGATCATGGATAGCGCCGCGGGAACTACTTCGCCGGAGGTTATCTGATGGCTCGTATCAGGACTATTAAACCCGAGTTCTGGACTGATGAGGATATGTCAGAACTATCAGAGCCAGCCTGCTTACTGGCGATTGGGCTGCTCAATTATGCCGACGATGAAGGTTATTTTAATGCTAACCCTAAACTCATCCGCGCAGCGGTATTCCCTATTCGTGAACCCTCCCTGAGCATTCCGGTACTGATACAGGAGCTTTCCAACTGTGGTTACATCGCCATGTATTCCACGTCCGATAACAAGCATTTTGGACACATCTGCAATTTCGGCCGCCACCAGGTCGTGAACAAGCCTCGGCCCAGTAAAATCAAGTGTCTTGAGCTTGTACCGTACGACTACAGTAGCACTACCGTAGAGCTACCATTGGGAATGGATCAGGGATCAGGGATCAGGGAAATGGAAGAAACCCCACACAGCGCACGCGAAGAAAAATTAGCTGCTCCTGTGGATAACTTTCCTGCTGTTGAATCTGCCGTGATTAATGCCCCTGTTACTGGCGGTAAGTTCTCCATGTTCGAAGATTGGCTACCCGATGAGGATCTTCAGCGGCGGGCAGCTGTCTGGGGGATCATCCTGAAGACCCCGCCAGAGAAGACTGAGATTGCTGAGTTCGTGACGTACTGGATCGGGGAGGGTAAGTTTTTCACCCAGTCCCAGTGGGAGCAGAAGCTTGCGCGTAGTGTTTCACAGCGAAGAGCCAGACCGGCGGCTTCATCGGCAACAGCGAACCGCCAGCGTGACATCACTGTGATGCCCGTGCCAGACAAAGAAATCCCGGACGGGTGGAGAGGATGACTGTTCCAAATCAGTAATAATCCTGCGCCAGCCGCATCAGATTTAATTATCTGGTATCAGGGCAGGCAAGGAGCAGGTAACGCGGTAAGTACTCGCAGAACGCGATACAGAGCGTTTTAAGGGCATAGCGATAAAGTGCAAATGGGCGCATTTTTTTACTTGCTAAGTATTACCAGAATGGTAATAGCAACCAATGAGGTAACAGTATGCAGAAGCGCCTTTACGCACTGGGCAGACTCAAAACCGGCCAGATGAACAAATCCGAAACCGCCTATGCCGCTCACCTCGAGCTGCAGAAGCGCGCCGGGCTAATCCTCTGGTACCGGTTTGAAGGTATCAAACTGCGCCTCGCTGACAGCTGCTTTATCATCGTCGATTTCGCCGTGATGTATGCCAGTGGCCAGCTTGAAATGCACGACGTCAAAGGCTCAAAGCGGATCTTCAGCGATGACGCCAGGGTGAAAATGAAGGTCGCGGCGGACTCGTACCCCTTCGCCTTCAAAGCGGTTTACCCGAAGCCAAAAGCCGCGGGATGGGACGTAGAAGAGTTCTGAACAGGTTAACCAGCGCAGCAAAAAGCGTGTTAACCCCAGAAATTGTGATTTCAGATAACGGTCTGAGGTGAAAAATATTTATGGAAAATAGCAAGTTAAGTGATGTTAAGGGAAAAGAGTTAGTCGCTGCAGGGCATGCGTTTGCCAAAGCGATCGGCATGGATACGCCGCTGATAGAGATTGCGAAGATGGTGAGTGTGCTGGCAACGCGTCTGGATTGCGCGCTGGTGCGTGGTGATGAACTGCAGGAGCAGCGTGACGCGCTGGCGGCTGAGAATGTCCTGATGTTGAAGTTACTGACGGATATCAGTGAAAATCACGTTGAGTATTTCTCTGAAAGTGAAGGCTACACGTTTGCCGGTGTTCCGCTGGATTATGTCTCTGAGATCAACACGTATGTCAGCCGTGATGTGAACGCAGAGAACCCTTTCCCAGCCACCGACGCCGACCTGAACTCCGTGCGGGCTGAGGGGGTGGAGATGGTTAAGGCGCATCCTGCCATAAGCCTCTGCTCACTTACGCATGTCTGCGAAGAAATTGCAGCCAAACTCCGCGCCGGTAAGGATGGTGAGTGATGAAGTCGGTAAACGTAAACACTGTGCGTGAACGTATTGAACATATCGAATCACTCAACGCAAAAGGTGCTGGCACGGCCATAGAAAGTCAGCAGTTTGAGCTGGCATGCCTGCGTGAGCTTCTGGCTTATTTGTCCCAACCCAAAATGATGCCAGTTGGTGTGATGAGCGAGAGCAAATTTGCAAACCTCCAGAGCGGCGCTAACCGCTTCATAGCTCTTTGGCCGCGTCCCGGCATCGCTGTATACCGCTCTCGCCCAGAGGATGGCATCATGGTTTATGCACGCGTGGGTGAATGACTGATGCCTAAATCCCCCGCCGAACGCAAAGCAGCGCAGCGTGCTCGCCAGGCCGCTGCCGGTGGTAAAAAGCTGGAGCTGGCGCTGGATAGTCAGGAACTGGAGATGCTGGCGCAGAACTGCGCCGCACGCCGCCCCGGTCGTGAACCGTATGAGCTGAACGAGTACATAGCGCTGTTAATCCGGAAGGATGCCGCTGAGCTGGCGCAGCAACTGGAAGCGCTGGCACAGCAGCAATGCGGTAAGTGCAAAGAGCAGCTGCCGGTGCAGTCATGCCCTTGCCAGGGTGAAGCAGCGTGCTGGGCAACAAATGGATGGCATGAAACGAAGCTAGTGATATAAATTGACGTGACATGTCACGCAGCATAAGGAGAGTTACAATGATTTTTATCAGCCACAACTATAAAGACAAGCCATTTGTAGAACATATCGCTTCAAAAATTTCAGCAATTTATGGACAAGAGAACGTGTTTTACGATTCTTGGTCTATTCAGCCTGGAGAAGGTATTATCGACCGTATGAATTCAGGATTAGGTGAAGCAAAGTTCTTCTTTTTCTTTGTCACCAAGAATAGCCTCGAAAGCAAGATGGTTACACTTGAGTGGCAGAATGCTTTGATGAAAGCAGCACAGGGGAATCTAAAATTTATTCCAGTGAAATGTGATGAATCATTTATGCCAGCTTTACTTACTCAAACGTTATATTTGAATTTGAACAGTGATGGCGTAGAGGCTGTTATTGCTCAAATGAAGGATATTATTGATAATAAAAGCACCTTCAAACCAAAAGAACAAGATTTTTCCAATCTGAAAATTAACTTTAAAATGGATAGCGATAAAAAGTTGGATGTGAAAGTTTTCGCCGCTCATTTTGTAGAGGTTATTTCAGAATGTTTGTTCGTTTTTAATAATAATTTTGAAGAAAAAGATATTATTCTTATAGTTCCTGAGTCACCCCATACTTCTGCGTTTGTTAAAGATTTGTGTCTTGATGGCAAGCCCGGATATTGTGGTTTTACAGTAGGTTTGATGAGAGGCATAACTACAAAAATGCCATTGTCTTTCAACGCTTCTTTAAGAAATGGGGAGCAGCTAAACCTAATAGCTTCTTACCATCGCCAAGGGCCAGACGAGTGGAAGCCTATACCGCAAGACATTACTCATGTTTCGGTTGGCGGTTTCCCAACTAAATTTTAAATTAATCCATGAGAACCTTCATCAGCGGCGGCACCAGATTCTACTTCATGGACAGGGGCGAAAAGTTGCCTGACATCCACGCAGGCCGGGACTTCACCAGTGGTTACATCATCTGGCCGCGCAGTAATGGGAAGTGGGATGTGCGCTGGAAGTTCGCCGCGGATTGGGAAGAAATAGCCGGTGAGCAGTTCGATACAGAGAACGCTGCATTCCTCTGCGCGCACGCCCATCACGTCAAGCGAAGTTAACCCGCCATTTGGCTGCTGTTATTTGCATGGTACTATTACCAAAACGGTAATTAATTTTGAGGTGTTACCATGCCTAAGCCGCAGTCAACCAAACCACTAACCGAGCAGATGGTGCGCTACTGCGAGGAGTACGTGAAGAATCCAGACGATCAGACCGCCTGCGCCATCACCGCCGGTTACTCAGCAGCGACAGCCGTTAATGCCGCCAGCCGCCTGATGGCGGATCCTCGCGTCAAGGAACGCATCATACACCTACGCCAGGCGCGCAGCCGCCGGACAAAGATTGATGCCGATTACGTGCTTAAGCGGCTGGTGGAGATTGACCAGATGGACGTGCTCGACATCTTGACCGATGAAGGCGGCCTGAAGCCCGTGAGCCAGTGGCCGAAAGTCTGGCGCACATCGCTCAGCGCCATGGACATCAACCGGATCCGCATGGCCGGTGGTGACGGTGAAGAGGATATCGAATCGACCATGCAGAAAGTGAAGTGGCCGGACAAAGTGAAGAACCTCGAGCTGATCGGTAAGCATGTCGGCGTGAGCGCCTTCAAAGAGGTGCAGGAGCTGAATATCAACGTCAGCCTGGCTGATAAGCTGGCCGCCGCCCGTAAGCGTGCCGCAGCGGGTAGCAAAGATGAGTAGTGCCGCCGATCTTGAGATGCAGCTGATTGAGGATATCGGCGCGTTCACGCATGACCCCTATGGCTATGCGCTGTATGCGTTCCCGTGGGGTGAAGAGGGTACCGACCTGGCGTACTCCAAAGGGCCGCGCCAGTGGCAGGCCGAAACATTCCAGGAAATAGGTGATCACCTGCAGAATCCAGCGACACGGCACCAGCCGCTGATGATTGCCCGCGCCTCAGGCCACGGGATCGGAAAATCAGCCTTCATCTCGATGATTACTAAGTGGGGCATGGACACCTGCGAGGATTGCAAGGTGGTGGTGACCGCCAACACAGAGAACCAGCTGCGCACCAAGACCTGGCCGGAAATCGCAAAATGGCAGCGCCTGAGCATCACACAGGACTGGTTCACCAGCACCAAAACCGCCATCTACAGCAACGACCCATCGCACGCCGAAGCCTGGCGGGCAGACGCGGTGCCGTGGTCAGAGAACAACACCGAGGCATTCGCCGGCCTGCACAACGAGCGCAAGCGAATCATCCTGATATTCGACGAAGCTTCCAATATCGCCGATCTGGTGTGGGAAGTAGCCGAGGGCGCGCTAACGGACGAGAACACGGAGATTATCTGGATTGCGTTCGGAAACCCGACGCGTAACACCGGCCGTTTCCGGGAGTGTTTCCGTAAGTTCCGGCACCGCTGGAAGACGAAGCAGATAGACAGCCGCACCGTTGAGGGCACGAACAAAGAGCAGATTCAGAAATGGGTGGACGACTACGGCGAAGACAGCGACTTTGTGAAGGTCCGTGTGCGCGGCCTGTTCCCGTCAGCGTCAGAAGCGCAGTTCATCCCAACCGGCCTGACAGATGCAGCCGTTGGCAGGGTGATCACTCCCGGTCAGGTGGCGCACGCTGCGACGGTTATCGGCGTTGACCCGGCGCACCAGGGCGGTGACCCCGCAGTTATCTACCTGCGGCAGGGGCTGCACACCAAAAAGCTGGGCGAGCACCAGCGCACCACAGACGATGTGCTGTTTGCCAAAACCATCGCGCAGTTTGAGGACGAGTACCGCGCTGATGCCGTGTTCATCGACTACGGCTATGGTACCGGCCTGAAGTCAGTGGGCGACAACTGGGGCCGCAACTGGCAGCTGATACAGTTCGGCGGTGGCTCAACCGATCCGCAGATGGCGAACAAGCGCGGCGAGATGTACAACGCCGTTAAGACCTGGCTGAAGGATGGCGGGCAGCTGGATAGCCAGCAAGTGGCGGAGGAGTTATCGGCGGCAGAGTACAAAGTGCGGCTGAAGGACAGCCGCATTGTGCTGGAGGATAAGACGAGCATCAAAGAGCGCCTGGGTAAATCACCCAACGATGCCGACGCGCTGGCGCTGACGTTCGCGTTTCCGGTGGTGAAAAAGCTCCATTATGTGGGAAGCAACCAGGTAGGGCAGAGCGAGACAGAATATGATCCTTATGGTTAGATTAATCTTTACCATTTTTTATGTCAGAGTCCATAGAATTAAGGATTTGAGGTCCTAATCTGTTAATTTGACTAAGAGCGTTTGAATAACGCTCATTGACATATATTTCGCCATTATGTGAGTTTGTTAGGAAAATATTTTTGTATTTATCTCTAAGCCTTTTATGGTTTTCATTGATAGAATTTAACCTTGCTCTTAAATCATTATTATCACTATGCTGGGCGGAAAGCGCTCTTGCCTGATTGATATAAGCTAAGGACTTATCAGAAAGTTCTTTTTGAAGGCCAAGAGTTGCGCTCTTATTTTCAGAGATCTCCTCCATGAAATCATTCCTCATTGACTCAAATAGTTCCGAATGTTTCTTAAGTTCGTTGTTTTCTGATTGAAGCATTTCAATGGACCCATGCTTCTCTGCTATGAAATCATATTTCGTCAATAAATCATTATACTCGTTTTTCTTTTTATTCAAATTTTCGCTAATCTCATTGAGTGAGCTTTGAGTGGTCGTCCGGACTGCATTGAGAGACTCTATCTCAGAATCTAAATCAGATCGTTGCTTCTTCAAAGACTCTATGTTAGCTCTGCTGGTTGCAGACTTCTGCCGGAAGTCTTCTATAACCGATTCTTCTTCAGCTAGTTGTTTAGTTTTTGCTGATTCATTTTTGGCCATCTCAACCATTAATTCTTTTTGAAGTTGTATTCTTTTAACTTCTTTTTTCGAATTAATGGTTTCGATATGAGCCGTTATTTTCTTATGAACCCAAATGGAAGCGTATGTAAAAAATGGGAATGTTAGAGATATAAAGCAGGCCCATAAAAAAGGGAACCAAAGAGAATGGGTGTGAGAAATACTTATGCCAGAAATAACTGAATTGTCGGGTATCTTATGTCTTATGTAGTCAATCCTTTCGATAATTTTGAAGTCTGAGAGAAAGAAAAAAGCAACTTTATTCCAGTTATAAAAAAGCCAGGCAATAACCATGGTTCCGAAAAATGGATTTCGTGCCCTATATACAAAAGCCTCCTGCACCGGAGTTACAAGTGCGTCCTTTAAAACCCCAGCAATTTCTTTGATCGCGTCGCTCATTACAGTAACCAGATAGGTAACAAATTTTAATGAATCATACCTTCAAAAAGCGATTAGGAATAGTCTTAGCGGCTCGAATTTGAGACAAAAAAATGCCCGCACGGGGCGGGCTTGGTCAGGGAGAATTTTTATCGGTTGATAATATCGCCCGACATAGTGGATGCGCTTCCACCGATAGTTTGGCAAATTATATCGCCAGACATAGTTTTAGCATTCCCGGTAATGTCGGAGCATCTGACACTACCACTCATCGTCTTAGCATATCCGATATTGCCTGTAGCCGTGACTGAACCGTGCGCAACTTCTACGCTTTCGGCATTGCCGTTAACAGTCACAGTTATCGGACCTTGCAAGGCGTTATCACTCTCCACGCCGTCGACATAAACTTTTCCATCCACGATCGTTACTTGACGTGCTATGTGCGTCACTCCGTTCACTGTGACACTGGACCCACCGGTATTGATTTTCATATTTATTATTCCTTTTCGATTGCCGTGATAGGTCATTAAAGCATTGTGTCAAAACATGTCACGATAATTTACGTTGATAGAAAAAAATGCCCGCACAGGGCGGGCTAAGAAACACAGCATTACGGATAACAGTCCTACGGCACATCAGGTGAGAGCATTCAGCGTCTCTGTGGCGCTCCTGAACGCCCGCTAAATGCTCTCGCCTGATATGTGTGGTGCCGGGTGCCTCCCGGTGCTCTGGTCAGACTGACAAACTCCAGAACGGAAACTCTTAGACTGTGTGCGATCTTTGTCAGTCTTCCGCGTGCGCTGGCCGCATTCACCACATGGAAAGACACTGCTAAGCATCTTTCAATCTGGTGACGGGATGATGCCCGGCTTATCCACCGCCTTTACTTTTAAGCCCAATAAACTGCTGCGGTACTCCGGGCTGTGAGTCGATGTCAGCGCTCTCCATGGCCTAGCTATTACCATTTTGGTAACTATTGTCAAATGCTTTTGCTTATTAGTGGTCAAAATAATGCGTATATGGTTTAATTTTGGTAATTATCCAAGGGAGTTACAGCCATGTGCATGGGTTCAAAACCTTCCGTACCGTCAGCCCCAGAAGTTCAGGCCGCGCCACAGGCGCAGGATGACGCCGTTGTCAGCGCCCGCGACGATGAAGAACGCCGCCGCCGTGCTGCTGCAGGACGTGCTTCAACGCTGCTGACCGGTTCGCAGGGTGACACTTCAAAGGCCAATACCAGCAATAAAACGCTGCTGGGTCAGTAACAGGAACCGGGGCAATCATGGCCGAAGAAACGCTGAAGCAGCGATTAAACAAACAGTTGGGAATGCTCACTGATGAGCGGACCACTTTTAATTCACACTGGCGCGAGTTGTCTGACTACATCAGCCCGCGTTCCAGTCGCTTTCTCGTTTCTGATGCCAACCGGGATAATCGCCGCAATACCAGCATTGTTGATCCGACCTGCACCCTGGCAGAGCGCACGCTGTCCAGCGGCATGATGTCCGGCATCACCAGCCCGGCCCGCCCGTGGTTCACACTGTCAGTTTCAGATCCGGCAATGAAAGATTACGGCCCGGTGAAAGTCTGGCTGGAAGATGTGCAGCGCCGCATGAATGAGGTGTTCAACAAATCGAACCTCTATCAATCGCTGCCCATCGTCTACGCACAGCTCGGCACCTACGGCACTGCCGCCATGGCGATACTGGAAGATGACGAAGACATTATCCGCACCTACCCATTCCCGATCGGCAGCTATTACGTGTCGAACAGCGCACGTCTGAGTGTTGACACGGTGTTCCGTGAATTCCGTATGACCACACGCCAGCTGGTGGAGCAGTTCGGCCTGGACAACGTGAGCGAAACGGTCAAAGGCCAGTGGGCAACCCAGACCACGGAAGCCTGGCATGACGTTATCCATGCTGTTTACCCAAACGTGAACCGCCAGACCGGCAAGATGGACGCCAAAAATAAGCGCTACAAATCTGTTTATTTTGAGAAAGCGGGTGATGACAAGATCCTGCGTGAATCCGGTTTTGATGAGTTTCCGATCTTGGCGCCGCGCTGGGAAGTGAACGGCGAAGACGCCTACGGCAGCAACTGCCCAGGCATGACGGCGCTGGGACAGGTCAAAGCGCTGCAGCTCGAGCAGAAGCGCAAAAGCCAGTTGATCGACAAAGCCACAAACCCGCCTATGGTCGGGCCTTCTTCATTAAAGAGCCAGCGTGTCTCACAGCTGCCTGGCGCTGTCACATACGTTGATCAGCTGACCGGTCAGGACGGACTGAAACCGCTCTACATGGTCAACCCGAACACTGCTGATCTGCTGAACGACATCCAGGACACCCGAGACATTATCCGCAGTTCCTACTTTGTTGACCTGTTCCTGATGCTTCAGAACATCAACACCCGCAGCATGCCGGTGGAAGCAGTCAACGAGCTGCGAGAAGAGAAACTTCTGATGCTCGGGCCGGTGCTGGAGCGCCTGAACGATGAGTTCCTTGATCCGCTGATTGACCGCGCGTTCGCCATCATGCAGCGCAAAGGCATGCTCCCGCCAGCGCCGGAGGTTCTGCAGGGTACCGCGCTGCGCATCGAATATATCTCCGTCATGGCTCAGGCGCAGAAGTCGATCGGCGTCAACAGCATGGAGCGCTTCGTGGGCTTCGTGGGCGGCATGGCGCAGGCCAAACCTGAAGCGCTCGACAAACTGGACATCGACAAAATCATTGACAGCTACGGCGACTCTATCGGCGTTTCGCCGTCTGTGATCGTGCCTGATGAGGAAGTTCAGAAAATCCGCCAGGCGCGTGCTGAGCAGATCCAGCAGCAGCAACAGATGCAAATGGCGCAGGCCGCAGTGGCCGGTGCTAAAGACCTCAGCCAGGCAAATCTGGAAGGTCCAAACGCGCTCAGCGCCATTGCGGGAGGTATGCAGCAATGACTGATTTCGATGATGAACAGCGCCTGAAAGACGCCGAGCAGAATCAGAAGCTGGCTGCAGAACGCCAGCGCGACGACCTGAAGCACGTCATGTCATCAGTGCAGGGCCGCCGCCTGATCTGGCTGCTGCTCAGTAATGCCGGTGTGTTTGCGCTGTCATTCACCGGCGATAACGCGGCTACCAATTTCAATGAGGGACGTCGCAGTGAAGGACTCCGCCTGTTTAACGAGGTGATGACGCACTGCCCGGATCTCTATCTGACCATGGCAAATGAAGCCAGAGAGGAAGCTGATAAATGAATTTTTTTGAACGTTTGCTAATGCGCCGTCTGTGTAGCGAAGCCCCTGTAGACGGTGGCGCAGAAGGCGCGCCAGCGGCAACTAACGGTTCTGAATCTGCACCAGCAGGACAGGAAGGCACCAAGGAATCACAGCAGAATGCTGCAGACAAACCTGAAGGTGAGGGCGAAGGCGCAGCCCAGAAGCCAGAGGGCGAAGGTGAAAAGCCTGATGCTGCGAAAACTGGCGACGAAAAAGACGGTGAGGAAGAGGGTGATAAGAAGCCCGAAGGCGCGCCGGAAGCCTATGAGTTCAAAGCGCCAGAGGGTGCGGAACTGGATAAAGACGCCGTTGCCCAGTTTGAGCCAATCGCCCGTGAACTGAACCTGTCTCAGGAGCAGGCGCAGAAACTGGTTGATCTTTACGGCAGCAAGGTGATGCCGCAGCTGATGAAGCAGCAGGCCGATACCTGGCAGAAGCAGGTGGCCGACTGGGGCACAGCGGCAAAAGACGACGCCGAGATCGGCGGCGATAAGTTTGATGGGAACCTGACGCGGGCAAAGCAGGCGATGGATAAATTCGCCACGCCGCAGCTCCGTGAGTTTCTGGAAACAACCGGCATGGGCAACCATCCCGAGTTGATTCGCGTGTTTGTAAAGGTGGGCGCGGCCATGTCGGAAGACAATCTGGTCACGTCAAATGAGAAAGGCCAGCGTTCGGCGGCCGATGTTCTGTATGGCAAAAACTGAGGAAATAAATCATGGCTGTTAAAGGCTTAACTGCGCTGACGCTGGCTGACTGGGGTAAGCGCGTAGATCCAAACGGTAAGATCGACAAAATCATTGAACTACTCGGCCAGACTAACCCGATTCTGGAAGACATGCCGTTTGTTGAAGGCAACCTTCCAACCGGCCACCGCACCACCGTGCGCTCAGGTTTGCCGACGGCCACCTGGCGTTTGCTCAACTACGGTGTGCAGCCGAGTAAATCCACCACCGTGCAGATCACCGACTCTGCCGGCATGCTTGAAGCTTATGCAGAGGTGGATAAATCTCTGGCTGACCTGAACGGTAACACGTCTGAATTCCGCCTTTCTGAAGACCGCGCGTTTATTGAAGCGATGAATCAGCAGATGGCGCAGACGCTGTTTTACGGCGATACCAGCGTTAACCCTCAGCAGTTCATGGGCCTGTCTTCTCGCTATTCCAGCAAAACCGCTGGCAACGGCCAGAACATCATCGATGCTGGCGGTACCGGTACTGACAACACCTCAATCTGGCTGGTGGTCTGGGGTGAAAATACCGTTCACGGCATCTTCCCGAAAGGCCAGAAAGCAGGCCTGCAACATCAGGATCTGGGCGAGCAAACGCTCCAGGACGCCAACGGCGGCAAATATCAGGGTTACCGCTCTCACTATAAGTGGGATAACGGCCTGACCCTGCGTGACTGGCGCTATGTGGTTCGCATCGCGAATATCGATGTCAGCGATCTGTCGGTGCCTGGCTCTGCCGCCAACATCGTCACCCTGATGATCAAAGCCCTGCACCGCGTCCCTAACCGCGGCATGGGTAAGCCGGTGTTCTACATGAATCGGACCCTTGGCCAAGCGCTTGATCTGCAGTCTCTGGATAAGGCTTCTCTGGCTCTGACTGTAAAAGAGACTGAAGGCGACTGGTGGACTTCATTCCGCGGCATTCCGATCCGTGAAGTTGATGCGATTCTCGAAACAGAAGCGCGCGTCGTCTAACCCCCTGACCAACTCAGCGGGGCAATGATGCCCCGCTAAATGGAGAGAGAATCATGATCCTCGACAAACTGTTGATGTTCTCCGAAGCGCAGGCGGTTACCGCGTCTGCTGCTTCAACTGATGTTATTGACCTCGGTCCGATTGACGGCACTCGCCGTGATATCGGTGTGGGTTATCCAGTGGAACTGTTCGTTAACGTGAATACCACAGCCACCGCCGCTGGCGCTGCAACGGTAAACATCCAGTTGCAGACCAGCCCCGATAACAGCACCTGGACCACGCTGGCATCAACCAGCGATCTGGCTCTTAGCGCCATGACATCGGGCAAGCGCGTCTGGTCACAGAAGGTGCCGCAGGGCGTTCAGCGTTATCTGCGCATTAACTATGTTGTCGGTACCGGCCCGCTCACTGCTGGCGCATTCACTGCCGGCATGAATCTGGATGTGGATAACAACTCACCGTATCCAATCCGCTCACGCATCACTGGTTAAGGGGCGCGTAAATGTCAGAGGAAAAAGCAAAGTACCGCGTTCTGCGCCTCTCCCACATCCATAACCAGCTGTGGCCAGAAGGTTCGGAAGTGGAGTATGACGGCAAGCCTGGCAGCGCTCTGGAGCCAATCAATGACGCAGCGAAAGCAGCGAAAGAGGAAGCAGAGCGTAAAGGTGCAGCCGCTACAACCATCATCCCTAACGGCACCGGTAACCCACCAGTCCCTTTTGGAGTCAGTAACCAGCCCGGTCCTGAAGGCGGCGATGGCGGAAACGGTGAAGGTAATGAAAATCTGGCAGAGCTTCAGGAGCAGTACGAACAGCTCTTCCAGAAAAAAGCCCACCCGGCGATGAAGGCGGACACGCTCCGCGAGAAGATCGCAGAGAAGCGAAGCGAACTCGGTCTCTGACCGGCGATGAACAAGGGGCCGGATGGCCCCTTTTTTTCAGGAGCAATAAATGAAAGTCGTCAATATGAAAACCGGTACCGAGTCTGTTGAAGGTGAGAACGGCGCCGTTGAAACCCGCGACGAATACCCGTGGGGCCTGCGTATCTCGCTGAATGGAGATGCGCTGAAAAAGCTGGGTGCCGAACTGCCAAAAGTTGGTGACATGATGGCGATCGGTGGCATGGCAAAAATCGTCGGCGTCAGCACGCGGGAATCAGAAGGTGGGGAATCCCACAGCCATATCGATCTGCAGATCACTGATTTTGGTATGGAGGCATCCGATGCCACTCCGCCAAAAACAGCCGCGGACACCCTTTACGGATCGGAGGATGACTGATGGCTTCCGTTATCGAAATCTGCAACATCGCGCTGAGCCGCCTCGGCAATAGCCGGACGATCAACAGCCTCAGTGAAAAGAGTAAAGAGGCCGGGTTATGTGACCTGCATTATGAGTCTGCCCGCCTTGAGGTGCTTGCAGACTTCGACTGGAATTTTGCTATCAAACGTGTCGCGCTGGCTGATACCGGCAGCGCGCCATCTGACTGGCAATATGCATATCGCTATCCCACAGACTGCCAGCGCATCGTGGATATTATGGTGCCGGGTATGCGTAATCCTCCGGAGCGCTTCCGCGTTGAATATCAGGTCGGTTCTGACAGCGACGGAACCGGGAGGCTGATTTATACCGATCAGGAGGATGCCTGGCTGCGTTATGTCAGCGACATAGCAGACCCCAACATGTTCGATCCGCTATTCCGCAGCGCGCTGTCATGGAAGCTTGCCAGCGAAGTGGGCATGTCCCTTTCTTCTGCCCCGAATCTTGTGCAGAACTGCCTGACAATGTATTCGCAAGTCATTCGCAGCGCAGGTTCCCGGTCTATGAATGAGAGCCAGGAGCCGATTGAGCCGCAAAGCGAATTCACCAGTGCGAGGTTGAGCTGATGCCAAACAGTCTGATTCAGCCATCGTTCGCCGGCGGTGAAATTTCACCAAACGTTTATGGCCGTGTTGATCTGGCAAAGTACGCTGTGGCGTTGCGCCGCTGCCGTAACTTTATCGTTCGCCAGTATGGCGGGATTGAGAACAGGCCCGGAACGCGGTTTATTGCTGAGGCAAAATACCCTGGCCGAAAATGCCGCCTCATCCCCTTCCAGTTCTCAACGGTGCAGACGTATGCGCTGGAGTTCGGACACCTCTATATGCGGGTGTTCAAAGATGGCGGGCAGGTGCTGACCAGCAGCAACACGGTTTATGAGATTGCCACGCCATATACTGAAGCTGACCTGTTTGATCTGAAGTTCACGCAGTCAGCGGATGTGATGACTATCTGTCACAAAAATTACGCACCACGTGAACTGCAGCGGTATGCCCACAATAACTGGGCGCTGGTGGATGTAGTGACAAACAACGGACCGTTTGAAGATATCAATATCGATCAGTCTAAAACGGTTTATGCCAGCGGTGAAACCGGGACCATTACGCTGATCGCAACTACGCCAATCTTTACAGCGGAGCAGGCAGGAAAACTTTTCTACCTCGAGCAACCTTCAGTTGACTCGGTACCGGTGTGGGAAACCAGTAAGTCGCTTTCGATAGGCTTAATTCGCCGTGCAGATAACAATTACTACCGTGCAAATACTGCCGGTAAAACCGGTTCTCTGCGTCCGTCTCACACTGAAGGCATGGCATGGGACGGGTGGGGCGGTTCCGGCAGCGATGATACCGGCGTGCAATGGGAGTATCTGCACTCTGGAAATGGCCTGTGTCGCATTATCAGTGTTTCTGCAAATGGTCTGACTGCTACGGCTACAGTGCTATCCCGAATCCCGAATAATGTTGTTGGCAGTGACAAAGCCTCGCACAAGTGGGCGCGCTTTGCCTGGAACAGCGTCAACGGTTATCCGGGGACCGTGGTTTATTATCAGCAACGTCTGTTCTTCGCAGCATCAACCGCGTACCCGCAAACTATCTGGGCCAGCCGTTCAGGTGACTATAAAGACTTCGGTAAAAGCTCCCCCATCGCAGACGACGATCGCATCACGTATACCTACGCCGGCCGTCAGGTTAACGAGATCCGACACCTGATTGATGTGGGTTCTCTTGTGGCTCTGACCTCTGGCGGTCAATTTCAAATTACAGGCGACCAGAACAAGGTGCTTACGCCAAGTTCTTTCTCATTCAGCTCCCAGGGTTCGGATGGCGCAAGCTCAACACCGCCAATTACAGTGAGCAACATCGCTCTCTTCATTCAGGAAAAAGGTAGTGTTGTGCGCGATCTGGCGTATTCATTCGATGTAGATGGATATCAGGGAAGTGATTTAACTGTTCTCGCTAATCACCTTTTTCAGGGCTATCAGCTGGTGGACTGGTCATTTACTGTGGTGCCGTATTCCGCAGCCTGGGCAATACGCAACGATGGTGCACTGCTGACTCTGACCTATCTGCGGGATCAGCAGGTTTTTGCCTGGGCGCCTCAGCCGACCGATGGCAAATTCGAGTCTACGTGCAGTATCAGCGAAGGCTCTGAGGATGGCGTTTATTTCAGTGTCCAGCGAACCGTCAACGGGCAGGTGAAGCGCTATATTGAGCGCCTTAGCACACGTCAGTTCAAAAAAGATGAAGATGCTTTCTTTGTCGATTGCGGGCTTAGTTATGACGGGCGCAACAACGACCAGAGCAGAACAATGGCACTTTCTACTGGAAGTGACTGGGTGTGGTCATCGCCAATGACACTGACTATATCCGGTGCGCCATTCTTCGCAGCAGGAAACGTTGGAGATGCGGTTTATTTACCTTATAGCGAAAGCGAAGAAGGGGAAATATTAGACAAAACTCTGCGGCTGAAAATCATCAATATTGTGAACGGCAATACAGTGACCGTTCAGGCTAATCGCGATGTGCCCGAGCAGCTCCAGAACGTGGCCACAAGTTCCTGGCGTTTTGCCGTTTCAACGTTTAGTGGGCTAAGCCACCTTGAAGGTAAAACGGTCAGCATTCTGGCTGATGCCAATGTAGAGACACAGAAAGTAGTGACAGGCGGCGCAATCACACTGGATTCGCCCGGCGCAGTCGTGCATGTCGGTCTACCAATCACTGCTGAATTTGAAACGCTGGATATCAACATCGCCAATCAGGAAACACTGCTGGATAAAAAATTAATCATTCCGCAGGTCAGTCTTCTGGTTAATTCCAGTCGTGGCGTACTGGCAGGCACTGATGGCAAAAATATGTATGAGTATCCCCAGCGTGAGTATGAGTTTTACGATCGCCCGGTTGAAGACGCGACCGGCACCATCGACATCAATATTGATGCCAACTGGAGTAAAGGGGGCCGCATCTACGTTAAGCAGATCGACCCACTTCCGCTGTCCATTCTTGCTGTTATCCCATCCATTTCCGTAGGGGGTCGCTGATGCCGATTGTTCAGGTCATTCCCGCGACGCATGAGCATGCACAGGAATTACTTCCTTATGTCCGCCAGGCAGATAGAGATGAGTTCGAATCAGGCTGGGGGATGACCCCTGATCAGGTTCTCAGTTACGGGCTGGAGCATTCGGCATTTTGCTGGGCAGGGCTGGCAAATGGTGAGGTGGTGACAATATTTGGCGTGACGCCCGCCAGCATCCTGACCGGTTCCGGTACTCCCTGGCTGATAGCCTCTGACCGCCTTGATAAATATTCGCGCGCTTTTATCCGACATAGCAGGCCATTACTCGCTGGAATCCTTGAGACCTTTCCCCGTTTTGAGAATTATGTAGATGCCCGCAATGTTGCCGCTAAGCAGTGGCTTCACTGGATGGGGTTTCGGCTTTACGAACCGGTCCCGGCCGGGCCAAACGGCGTACTGTTTCATCGTTTCACCATGGAGAAAAATTAATGTGCGGACCAGTAGCGGTAGGTGTGGCAATGCTGGCGGCGGCGGCCGCGTCTGCATATAGCCAGCGTCAGAACTCAAAGTATCAGTCGAAGCTGGCGAACTAAAACGCCGATGTGCAGGAGAAATCAGCCGACGCTGCAGTGAATGCCGGTAATGCCCAGGCGGCGCAGGCGCGTCAGCGTGCCAAGCAAATGGTCGGAACGCAGGCGGCGACGCTGGCGGCGAGTGGCGTAGACCTCGGCGGCGGCACGGCGGTTGATATTTTCGGCGATACGGCGCAGATGAGAGAGCTGGACGCGCTGACTACAGTGAACAACGCGCAGCGCCAGGCTTATGGGCTTCAGGCGCAGGCGGCGGGTAATCGTTCTCAGGCGCAGGCAACTACCGCATTCGGTAACCAACAGGCTGGATTGACTCTGCTCAATGGTGCATTAGGTGCCTATGGTGCTTACAACTCGCTGGCCGGTTCGTCACTTACCGCATCCAGCGCCAGCAGTGCAGGCGGGGCAGGCAACTCAGGGAGCATGTTTGGTTCTCTGAAAAATTCGTCATATGGCAGCAACAGCTTCACATTTTAAGGACTGATCACCATGCCAACGGTACCAACGTACAATTCCCGCCAGACTGTTGACCAGGGACTTCCAGCGCCACAGGTCAGCGTTCAGACCAACCCAGATACGTTCGGTGCCGGGCTGGGTGAGGCAGGCAGTCGCATTGCTGGAATCTTCGCGCAGGAGCAGCATAAAGCCAACGTTGCGCAAACGCAGGACGCAGTGCTTCAGTTCCAGTCATTTGCCGATGATCAATTCAACAATACTGACTCTGGCCTGTATACGAAGCAGGGTAAAAACGCTGTCGGCCAGTCAGAGGCAGTGCTGAATAATATTCGCGGTAAGGCTGATGAACTTGCGCAGCAGGTGCCGGAGAGCATGCGCCGTGATTTCATGCAGCAGATCAATCAGGCGGGGCAGCAATACAAGCGGCAGGCCAGCACCTATGAAATCGGCCAGGTCCGGCAGTACGAGGAAGGCCAGTTCAAAGCCCTTCAGGAATCAACTGTCACTGCCGCTCAGGGCCAGTACAACGATCCGCAGGCGTTTACCTCTACTGTTAAACAGGGGTTCACCGCGATTGATCAGTTTGCTGAGGCTCATGGCTGGAGTGATGAGGAGCGTGCAAACGCCAAAAACCAACTGAAAGAGCGCTCTGCTGATGGTGCTCTGTCGGCAGCTGCCAATCAGAACTATATGGACTTCATCGCTGCGAATGGGGAGCCTGGCGACTATGACGGTGCTGTGCGGGTGAGTGGCAGCACCGGCGATGCGCGCGGGCTGCGCAACAACAACCCCGGCAACATTGAAGCAGGACAGAACAACTGGGAAGGACAGGCTGGCAGTGATGGCCGGTTTGCCAAATTCGTTACACCTGAACACGGGATCCGCGCGCTGGGTAAAAACCTGCTGGCGTATGGTGATAAAGGCTTCGATACGGTTAATGAGATCGTCAATCGCTGGGCACCAGCCTCTGATGGCAATAACACCACGGCCTATGTGAAGGCGCTGTGTGCACAGCTCAGCGTTAAACCCGATGATCAGCTTAACCTCAGTGACCTGAATGTGCTGAAAAAGCTCAGTGCCGGGATTGTGAAGCATGAGAACGGCAGCATTCCTTATAGCGATGTTCAGCTGGATACCGGGCTGCGCGCGGCGCTGGGACTGACTTCATTGGAAAGCCCGAAACGCTATACCGGGAACGTGGCTTTCGATGCGGCCAGCACGCAGGCTCAGGCGTCATATCTGCGCCAGGCTAAATCACTGCAGAACGAGGCGCGCACCCAGCTCAAGGCGCAGCTGACAGATGTGATCAGCGATGCCAAAGCGTCATACCTTAAAGGCGTTGAGTACCCGAACCCGCCGAGCCAGGCACAGCTGATTTCAGCTTATGGCTACCGCGAAGGAAACCAGCGATTTGCCGATCTGGAAAACCAGCGTGTCGCCGGTCAGTACATCGGGTCATTTCGCAACATGCCGAGCAGCAGCATTACCACCTACGTCGCTGACCTGAAAACGCAACTGGGTACCGGTGAAGGGTTCGCCGGTCGCGCCGATGCCTTTGACCATGTCGAGGCGGCAGCGAAACAGGTGATTAATCTCAGGGAGTCAAACCCATACCAGGCGGCGATGGACATGGGCGTATATAAGCCGATTGCCAGTACAAACCCGGCTGACATAACCAGTGAGATTAAGAACCGAACAGCGGCTACAGATCAGCTTAAATCGCTGGGCATCAATGCGCCCATTCTGTCGAAAGAAGAAGCAGCCTCAATCAGTGAGCGCGTGCGTGGCACTACCGATGTGAATCAATCAATCAGCCTGTTGCAGTCGTTTGGCCGCGGCCTGCAGCCACAGGCATTGCGTAGCGTTGCCGCATCTATTGCACCAGACAGCGCCGCTACAGCCTATTCAGCGCTGATCCTGGGTACGGATGACAACCAGTACAACAACCGCTCGCCGTCAATCCCTTATAGCCAGTTCGTGGCTTATAAGCCCACGATGAACAAATATGAAGTCGCCAAGACAATTTTGCAGGGTGACCAGCTCATCAATCCAACCAAAGCGCAAAAGGATGCGGGGATCAGCGCGGTCAAACTTCCCGCCGATGACAAGCTTAAGCAGACTTTTGATGATGAAATCGGAAATGCCTTTTCTCATAACCCGCAGGCGCGGCAGATGGCATGGTCAATCTATAAATCTGCCTATGCCGGGCTGGCGTATACCAGCGGTGATAGCGATGGTGTCAACACCAAAGCCGTTGACAGCGATATCGCAGAGAAAGCGATCCAGATGGCAACAGGTGGTGTGATCAAAGGGTTCAACGGTGGTGACGTTGTGATGCCATTTGGCATGGACAAAAGCACATTCAAGGATCGCTACACTGCAGCAGCAGGCGATGCGCTTAAGTCTGCCGGTCTTAACCCGGCCAGCCAGTCTAACTTTGTGCCGGTCAATGTGGGTGACAGCCAGTACAGGCTTGTCACTGGCAGCGGACGCTGGGCGACCGATCCTAAAACCGGCGCGCCAATCACAGTGAGGGTTCAGTAATGTCTGCCTTATTTTCACTGGCCCCTGAAGGTCAGGCATGGGCTGACGATCAGGCCGCAAACAAGCAGGCACAGCCTGATGATTATGATCCGCGCTGGTACGCTGGCAGCGGGTCGGCACTGTTTCGTGGTGCTGCTGAAGGTAGTATCGGTCTGGGTCAGACGCTGGTAGAAACGACAAAGCTGTCGCCGACATACAGCGCATTGCGAGGTGATCTTCCGGAACTGGATGAGATTGTTGATCAGAATTTTTCGACGATTCAGAAATCCCTGAACGATGCACGCAACGCTGTAAAGCCTGCACCAAACAGCCAGGGTATGGCGGCTGAAATCCTTGAAGGTCTGGGGACGTTCGCCCCGGCTATTGCCGCCTCAGCATTAGCAGGCCCGGTGGCAGGTAGTGCCGTAGCATTTGGCAGCAGTTACGAGTCAACACGCCAGGACTTTCTGGGGAAAGGCGTCAACGAAGATACTGCCGGTACCCTGGCGCTGGAGCAGGCCGGCGCGAATGCTCTGGGTATGGCATTGCCTGCAGGCGTCGGCGGCAGGCTGGCAACACGGCTGCTGTCAGGTATCGGGATCAATACGGGCTTTGGCGCGGCTAACCGTTTTGCACTGGGTGAGACGCTGGAGGAAAACGGCTATGACGAACTGGCGAAGCAGTATCGCATCTGGGATAAGCAGGCGCTGCTGGTGGATGGTGTGCTCGGTGCGGCGTTCGGTGGCGTGCATCATCTAACGGCGCAGCGTGCTGATACTCCGCTGGCAGACCCTGCACCAGTTGCGGCGGAACAGGCGGCCAGTCCGACAGCTGAAGTTGATTCGCCGGTCAGTACGGAACCATCCGTAACCGCAGATGCACCTGCGCAGAACGGTGCGCTGGCACCGGGTGAGCCGGCGGCGGCCACTTATGAATCCCGCGTCGCGGAACTGCAGGATTTAGCCGGACAGGTTGTCAACCGTGGTGACCGAAAGGCAATCGCTCAGGAGGTCCATGACCTGCAGTACCAACACGACCAGGCCACCACTCAGCTTCAGGAATTAAAAAACACGCCATTAAGCGGCAGCGGAAAAGCGCTGTCACAGGCGCGGGCGAAACGTACTGCTCAGGTGAATGAGCTTGATATGCGCATTGGCCTGCTAAAAGAGCAGATTGATCAGCGCGGCGCCACGCTGGCGGACAGTAGCCCCGGCGGCCGATTCTATGAAGCACGGTCTGACCTTTCCCGTATTGAGCAGGGGTTGATCCCGGAGAGCATGCGCGGCCTGGTGCCAGAAGCACAGATCAAACCGAGTGATGTGGATGCGGCACACGTCATGAACGAGGGGCTTTATTACGATCTGGAATCGTCTCCTGTTGTTCACTCCGGCAATGAAAGTCTCAACAGCCATGTTGAAGCGATGAACCAGGCATCACGCCAGTTGATGTCAGGCGAGCCGGTGAACGTATCAACTCAGATCCGGGGGCTGGACGGAATTGCGCGGCCCGATGCAATAGCTACCGGTGAGGCTCAGCGCGCGGCCATCAGTGAGGCGTACCGGGAAAACGGCATAGCCGAAACCGTGCCACAGGCCGCTGAACCGGCTATTCCTCCGGTCCGGGAGGGCAGTGCCTTTGCTGGCGAGCGATCTGCGGAAACGTCAGCACCTGAACAAATCAGCACCGACCCGGTCACTGGTGAGTCAATTTCCTCAAACAGCTATGACCTGATGGCGGCGCGTGACATGTCACAGGCTAATTCAGACATCATGATTGCCCACCCTGATACCGGCGAGACTGTAAGCCTGGCGCAGGCGCTGTCGGATCTTGATAATCAAATTGCCACCGTGCACGAAGAATCGAAAGTTTATAGCGTGGCCGCAACGTGCTTCCTGAGGAATCCATAATGAAACAAGCCTGTGTTGATGCCATCACCCAGACGCTGGGCCGCCAGCCGCTGGCGTCTGAATTAAAAAATATTGAAGACCTGATCCGTGATTCGGTGCGTCAGGTATCACGCATGAATGCCAAAGGCGGTAAAAGCGGGTTTCCTGACGCAGACACGTATAAGCAGGCAGCTGATCTGGCGGCGCGCCGGGTTGTGCATGACGTGTTTAAGAAGCGTCAGCGCCTGGCACAGAATGCGATTGCCATTAACAACGTCACTGAAACGCTGAACCGCAACGTTCCGGCGGCGGAGCAGACTCCCAAGAATCTGACGCAGTTTATATTCTCCGGGCGCCGCGTGGCCGATGGCAAAGAGATCGATGTTATCTCAGCGGAAGAACTGGCGACGGGTGCTTTTCAGGACTGGTCACGCCAGCTCAGTGCCGAAATGACGGCAGCGGGCGGCGATGTTCAGAAGTTTTTCGAGCAGGCTCAGGCACTGGGCGAGCAGCGCTTTCGCAATATGTTTGATCAGCGTGCGGGGAAATCGTCCCAGTTACAGCTGCTGAAGGAAATTTACGGCGAAGACACTGGCAACCCGGCAGCGAAGCAGATCGCCAGCATCTGGTCAGATGTAACTTCACGCGCACGGCAGGAGATGAACGACAGCGGCTTTGATATTGGCCTGCGCGATGACTGGAATCTTCCTTATGTTGATGACGCTGATCTGGTGCGTGCTGCTGGGCGTGAGGAATGGCTGGCCACACTGCCGCTGGCAGAACGCACGCAGGCACGGCTGGCTGGGCGCATGCCGCCCGGAGAATGGGCACGCCGCGCCTGGGTTGATGACATCTACAATACGCAGGACCGGTCGCAGTTTGTGAATCCGGACGGCACGCCGATGAATGATGTGCAGTACCGGGAGGCACTCGAGTACATTTTTGAAACGAAGGCCACTGACGGTGCTCAAAAACTCGATCCCGGCACTTTTGCAGGCAGTGGCGGGCTAAAAAATCGCGGTTCACAAAGCAGGGTACTGGCGTTTAAGGATGCCGAAAGTCACTTCGGATACATGGAAAAATATACGCAGCAACCGGTGGTGAGTGTGATGATGGGACACCTGCAGTCAGCTTCACGTGATCTGGGCGTGGTAAAAGCATTTGGCCCAGATGCGTCCACCAACTTCAAACTGATTGCCGATCGCGTTTACCAGAACGCTGTGAGAATTGACGGTGCCGGACACCCTGTTGCTGAGATGAATAAAGAGCGCGAGCTGGTACAGCGGATGTTCGATTCTATGGCCGGGCTTAACGGGGTCAACAGCACCAGCGTATTCTCATCGGCGGTGGGCGGACTGCGTAACCTGATGACCTCTGCAATGCTGGGATCCAGCGTCATTACAGCAACATCAGATCAGGCCGTAATGCGAGCAGCAGCCCAGGCGCTAGGCTTTGATCGCAACGGTATGCGGCTCTCTGCCACTACAATACGCAACCTGTTCAGTGGCGATACAAAGCGTGCTAATGCAGAGCTGGGTTTACTGGTTGATGCCCACTCAGCAGTAATCGCCAAGATGGGTGGCTTTGATCTTACCCGCGGCGTCACCGGGTGGTTTGCTGAGAAAACGCTGAAGTGGTCCGGGCTTATTGCAATGGACCGCGCCAATAAAGCGGCATTCGGGCTGCTGATGTATAAAAATATCGGTGAACTGACCCGCCGCTATTCCACCCTGGACGCGCTTAAGGGATCAGATAAAGCACTGCTCTCGTCCAAAGGATGGAGCGCTGAAGACTGGGCGATCATGAACGCTGCAGAGCTGAAGCCTCTTACTGCCGGCGGCCATATGGGGATGACGCCGGACGCAATCTACACGGTACCCGATGAGAAAGTAAGGGAGATACTGGCAGAGCAGATTGAGCGCGTGCGTGCCGGCGCTGATGAGGCACTGTCTAATCTGGGTGCCATGACTGACAGCCGCGCCACAAATCTCCGTCAGGCTTATGAAGCTGAGATTGAGCAGACAGTAAGCCGCATGGTACGCAATGCGCGCGCTGAGGCTGCACAGAAGCTGCTGGGGATCACCCATGGGGAAATGACCCAGGCGATCACCACCGCCACTGGCATCGATACCTACGCCCGGGATCACGGGGGCGAACTGTATAAGAGCTTCATGCTCTTCAAAACTACACCGTTCGCCGGCTTCCGGCAGATGGTGACCCGTGCGCAAAATCTCGACCGCGTGCCGGCACTTAAATTCCTCGCAGCTTATATCGGCGGCACAACACTTACCGGCATGTTTGCAAACCAGCTTAATGCGCTGCTGTCAGGTAATGATCCGATCGACATGACGAAGCCCGGCGCATGGGTGGGTGCTACGCTGAAAGGCGGTGGTTTCGGCATCTACGGTGACTTCCTGTTTCAGGATCACACTCAGTATGGTTCCAGTATTGCAGCGACGCTGGGCGGCCCGAGCTTAGGCCTGGCTGAATCCCTGATGAAGTTGCTGATCACCAACCCACAGAAAGCCATGCAGGGTGAAGAAACCTCATTCGGTGCTGACGCTATTAAAACCGCCAGGATGATTACCCCGTTTGCAAACCTGTGGTATACAAAAGCCGTAACGAACCATCTGATCCTGCAACAGCTACAGGAGATGGCTAACCCTGGTTATAACGACCGGGTAAGGGACAGGGCGCAAAATCAGTTTGATGTTACAAGCTGGTGGAACCCTGGGGATACTGAGCCGCGCCGTGCGCCGGAATGGGAAAAGGGTATAGGAAAATAATGAACTATAAAAATATTCTGATAGCGAGCTGCTTGAACTGAGGAATAAAGCACTTAGCCATTACACTTCGGTAAAATCATATAATGGCAACGATATCTTGATGCTTTTCATTTATGGCTTATTCGCATTCATAGGGATGCTTCTGTGAGCTTTAGATGAGGCTATGATAGGCTATCCAATGTGGATAAAAGCATTGAATTACATGATAGTGACCTCAGGTGCAGCTGCATTATTTTATGCCAGGAAACTAAAGAGTTCGAGAAAAGCGCAAAAGGAATTCTTACATGAAGAGATGATGCTAATCGATACGGAATTCACGAGCAGAAAAAATTATCCCGCGAAAGCGGGTTATTTCATCAGTGATATTCTAGTTTGAAGCGTAAATAAATCATTACGTATAGTCCTATAGTAAGATTCTAACTCGGATTTTTTCCACTGCTGATCAATTGATTTGTCATAGTTAGTGGCCAGCATAATAAAGTTATCGACTGTAGAACTTAAATTATCGTTTATTTTCTTAAGGTCTTGAAAGTAAAGGCTTATCAAATGATCCATCTTGAGGTATGGATGCATTGTCTTTTGGTTTTCTGACCAATACTTATCCTCAAGATCAAGCTCTATACCTTTACAATAATGTTCGTATACCATACGGATTTGTATTTTAAAAATTAATAATTCTTCGAAAAGCTCCTCCCTGCGCTGATAAGTTAATTTATACATTTCAATCTTTCTATTAACAAGGTAATTCGATATACCTCCACCTACAACCCCAGAGAAAGCAGAGCAAGAAGCTATCAGTGCCGTAATGATAGAGTTATCCATAATAATATCCAAGGGGATGTTTGATTTAAGCGCTGTTTTTCTTAGGAACAATCGCAGAGAGAGATATCATAAATCCAGTTAGGGCAGCAATAATAAGTGGAAATATAAATGCATCAGATGTTCTAAGGGGATTTTGGATATCGAACAGAATGACAATGAAGAATGCGCTTGTTGCGAAAGTAGATGATGAATAGACCTCATTCATTTTATATTGAAGTCTATCTAGCGAAAACTTTGGAGTGTCTACACATCTGGCATCCCAAATCAAATGGACTAGCAAATAAAAGATGCACAGGATGAAATAAAATCTTGTCAATTCCTGTGCATTTTGAGGGGAAAGCCAGTCGAGTGCGTGCATTTAGTGAGCATACTTCCTATATGCATAAATAGCAGGAAGCATAACTGCACCAGCCATGGCAAAGCCATACGCAATTCCTGCGGTTACAGTAAATGCTGGAAGCACGAACGAAAGGCCTCCAGGGAAAGCAAATCCTAATCCTGCGCCACCAATTACTGCCTTAAGTAAAGTAATGATGTTCAGATCCATAAAATCTCCTTAGGTTTTAAACCTAGGCGTTGTTACCTATCTGCTAACATTTTAGAGTTGACGTAGATTTAAAGCAATTAATTTGTGGTTGCAAAGCGACAGTTTAATGGCGCTTTGCAGTGATCAACAAAGCTTCACTTACCGGTTAGCTGTGAAATGTAAGAGCTATGAGTTGCAATGTCGTTCAGTAATTTCCGCTGCTCTGTCAGGTAATGTCGAATCGCTTCCAGCTCCCGCCATGCTCCGCTCACATCGTGATTGTTGTCAGCCAGCTCACTCAGCAATGCACGCAACTGCCACCCATTACGTGCATCAGACAGCAGGGCAGGTATAACCTCAACTGGTCCAACTTCACAGTTGGAGTAGTGATACTGGTGATCGCGCATTCCTTCATGATGACCGGAACGCATTTTTCAGCGATGCGGGCGGCGGCCTTAAGGTCAGTTTCCTTTTTGCCGCGACGTGCATCGCGCACGTTCATGGTTGTGGCGGTGCCGGTCAGATCGCCGAGTGTCTCTGGCTGGCACATGGAGTAGGAACCGGCCTTACGAATTGATGGCAGCACTTCGCTGGTAACCCATTTGCGGAACCGAAAAGGGATAGTGCCAGGCGTCACCGCACAGCGGCAGCGCAGGATAAGAGTGTAAAGACCAGACTCGAAAATAACTGTCAGTTCTTGCTGCCCGCCAGGGGTGTGCGTTGAGTGCACTCCCTTTTCTTCAGAGTCCAGGGCGCGCATTGCGCTACCAGAATGTGCAATTCCCAAGGCCTTGCAAACGTCTTTAGCGATAAACTAAGGAGCACCATTTATAGAAAAAGCACGGATTGATGCTGAGGACTCGAAATGGAAAGTAGCTGGATAAATTTGTGACTTCATCGTGTGATTTCCTTTGTAGAGGTTAATCACCACCGCTGAGACCAATCAGGCTGGTGGTGAGCTGAACGGAGTTGGTCTACCGGCTACAAAGGAACCCGGCGCCCGTGAGGGCCACCGCCCAGCCCACCATTGAGATGGAGCTGTGCCGCACGCATAAAAACCACGCATAGCGCGTGTCGTGCGCCTTTGTAATTTCAGGACACTAATCCCGGCACCAGATTTTGCTGGTGCATTGAAACTATGTCTCTAAGGGCACTGAAACTAAAGTTACCATATTGGTAACAAAAAGGGTGGCTTATTCGGTATTTAGGAACAAACTACGTTTTTTCGATGCAGGCTTTCATATATTCGAGGTGCGATATCATATCGGCCTTAACCTTTTTGGTGGCAGATACATAATTGAACAGTGCATTAACTTCATCCCGCGCGCCACCTACATTGTTTCCATGGCGCTCAAGCTCCTCCAACAAACGGATGATCTTTGAATCCTGCGCCAGCCGCTTAATCCCTTCATCGCTGTACAATTTTTCCGTGTAAGTATCATTGCCGGGATAGTGATAAACACTGTCATTTTTCATTATGATTGCCCTCCTCACAAAACTGTATATTCATACAGTATAAAGCACAAGTATTTGCGCGCAAACGTAACCAAAAATTGTAATGGATAATCGGAAAACAACAATTACCAATTAACCATATGTGCATTGAATGCTGTAAACTTGGGGTTAATTTCAACACCCGGAGCCAGCACAATGACCGTTTCTTCTGTCGTAAACCATGAGCAATATGAGGGCAACGGTACCACGACCGTTTTCCCTTACCGGTTTCGTATACTCAAAAGCAGCCACATGGTCGTCACTGTGTCTGACAATCAGGGAGTACTGAAAACTCTCACGCTCGGTACTGATTACACTATCACTGGGGTTGGCCTGGTGGCCGGGGGAAATGTTGTTCTGTCGAGTGCTCTCGCAGATGGCTGGCTTATATCACTGGATCGCGACTTGCCAGCGGTTCAGGAAACTGATTTGCGTAATCAGGGCCGGTTCTTTGCTGAAACACACGAAGACGCTTTCGATTATCTGACAATGCTGATTCAGCGGGCGCTATCGCTGTTCGGACTGGCGCTGCGTAAGCCGTCATGGATCGCTAAATACTATGATGCACAGGGCAACAGCATCGCCAATATGGCTGATCCTGTGAACACGCAGGACGCGGTCACCAAAGGCTATGCAGACAGCATTGCAAAGGTAAACATGGACAAAGCCCTGCGCGTTCCTGAGTCCTATGTCAGTCCAGTTCCCAGCGCTGTAAGTCGAGCAAACCGAGTTCTTGGCTTTAATAGTGAAGGTCAGCCTGTGGCGCTTGTTCCGGGGACAGGTGACGCTTCGCAGGTCATGATTGATCTGGCCAGTTCAGCGGATGGAAAGGGGGATGCGCTAATCACCGTTAAGCAGCCTTATCCTACGGCTCAACCCAGAACACAGCACAGTAAAAATGCTGAGACGATATCAATAACTGACTGGGCGATTAACGGGAGCCTTACTTCACTCGATTCAGTAACTATTCAACGTGCGATGAATGAGGTGCCAGCTGGAACAAACATGAGATTTCCTTCTGGGACATACCAGTTTTCGGGCGTGACACTTCCATCCTCAATAATGATTGAGGGTGATGGGATTTATGAGTCTGGTACTAAATTTATCAATGATTCAGCAACTGCCCCATTTTTTAAAGGAAGTGATGTTTCGAGCATGGCTTTTAGCCGAATCCAGTTCCTTGCCGGTCCTAAAAGAACGGCCGGAGCGTTCATTGATCTAACGAACGCTACCCGAGTGAAATTTGAAGACATTTTTATGTTTAACTATTTTCAGGGAATTAATGTTGATGGTGGTAGCGAAATATCTTTTAGTGGCATACGCGGATTCACAAATCTTGCAGGCAACTCAGTAGGCGGAATTAGAATCGGTAAAACATACTATACTGGTCCTGTGCATTTTGGAGATACTCTGCTGAAGCAGCACCCGGATAACATTAATGCTCAGCCTGAGTATGGTGTTCGTCTTGGATTCGTGGATGTAGTTAACTTTGATGGTTCATTCCTTTGCATTCTCCACGGGAAATGTCTTTTGGTTGATCCATCGGACGGGCAAATTGCTTCTCTGGTACATGGTAACGGTGCATATTTTGATACTGCTGACTATGGTGTGCTTCTCGCTCCACGTGGTACTGGTAAAGTGCAAGGTTTTAACTTTGAAGGGGTTTACTCAGGGGCTCACCGAATAGCTGCGATTGCTGTAGATGGAACGCAAGGGACGGTCGATGGAGCCATGATCAGTGGTGGTGATTTCATTAACAATGCTATAGGTATAGATATCACCGGTGCAGGGGCTAAGAATATCATTGTTTCCAGTGCCAAAGTGGCTGGGAACTCTACAATCGGCATTCATTTGACCAACCAGGCCAACGCTTTCATCAAAGACAATTTCATCGGTAATTTTGGGTTCGGATCCAACGCCGTCGGCGTCGCCGCAGATGTTACGGTATCAGGTGAGATGTTTAATAATAAATTCCAGTTAAACACCGTAAATGTTAATAATGACTCGGTTAACTTCCATGCTTATGACAATATTGGCATTGATAACTGGAGTTACTTCAATCCCTCAGTTACCTCGCAGTCAGGTACGATTACAACTGCATCGGGTACACTGCGATGGAAAAAATCGTTTAATACTGTGAATATAAATGCGGAGATCACCATAACAGCGAACGGAAGCGGAGCTAACTCAGTTCTTTGTACGCTCCCATACGTGGTCAGAACCCACGCCACGGGTACTGGTCGTGCTATTCAGGTGAGCGGAAAGGCCTTACAAGTCTTTGCGGCTGCTGGCGGAACCAACATGGCAATACGCAATTCCGACGGTACCTATCCCGCAGCTAATGGTGAAGTATTAGTCATATCTTTGACTTACGAAACTGCAAGTTGAGCAGCGGGGGGAACCCCGCTTTTTTTATAGTAACAAATCCTGCTTTCATGAATAGACCGATTGAGGCTGCACATATAGTTATTAAGAATATTTTTATGCCGTAGCTATCGCCTGGCAGAAGTCGGTTGATAAATAAGAAAATCGGATAATGGAAAAGGAACATGCTTATTGTAATTGTAGGAGAGTGTTTTTTTACCAACTGAATTAAAGTTGCTGGCATACGTAAGTCGAAAGAGTCTATTGATAAAACCAGCAAGGTCGATGTTATTAAAATCAAAAAATCTGATTTAGGATTTGATATTATCCCTTCCATTAATATGAAGGATAAAAGCACACTCATAAAAACTAAAAGTATTGAGAGTTTATTGTTTTTTAATCGCAGGTTAATGACCCCTAAAAAACAGCCCAAAGCCAGCCCACCTACACACCTCAATTGTGCGGCTGTTATACTACCCATCCCAAATTCAAACACGGCATTTATACCGCCTGATGGTGAGCGAATGAATAACAATAAATAGCTGCTTATAAACAAAGAAGCCAGGATAACAAGCTGGTATTTTTTATTTATTTTCTTTATCAGAGAAAACAAAGGCAGTATCCAAATTAAAACGCAGAGGAACCATGTCGGCGGATTCATAAGCCCATCTTTCAACGCCGTACCCTGTAGCATAGAGAAGGCTACAAAGTAATCCCACGATGAGTATGTTAATGGTAGCTGCACTATGAAAAATAAAACTAATGACAATGCGTATTTAGCATAGGTTTTATTTAATAGGTTGAGATAGATAGTGGATGTTTTCTTTTTGTAATTATTGCTTCTGATAAAGAAATAACCAGACATGATAAAAAATACTTCTACTGCTAAATAACCGTGGGGGATTATCTGCCAGTTAACATGCAAACAAACAATAGCTAATGAAAGTAATAGTTTTATAACATCGAACCCATAATTGTAAGGCTTAGCATTTACCTCAGACTCCGCGCTATATCGCATCTCACCATCTCCTGGTAGGCATCAACTGAATCATAAGCAAACGTAAAGAAAACGCAATGCTTGTGTTAGCAATCTGGTTACTGGATCGCATCATACTAGGATTAGTCTAAATTACCAATAACCCGCATATGCATATTTGTGTATAGTACCGACATTAACTACGATGGAGGTGTGCTATGCGCTATGCAGGTGGTTTCCATGACTGATCCACTCTCTGTAACCGGGACATCCGCTGTAATCAGCGGCCTGAGTGGGTCAGCCTGGCTGGCTTTTTTTTATGGTGTCCCGCCTGAGGTTGTGCTTGGCGCTTTTTCTGGTTCAGTGATTTTCGTTACCGCTGCCCAGGAATACCCGATCAAGAGGCGTCTTATCCTGGCATTAATAAGTTTTATCGCAGGGGTAATCGTTTCCCGCCCGGCTGCGGCCCTGATAATCGCCATCATCGCGCGATGGGCTGATGTGGCGCCAGGCTCGGTAGAGGTTCAGTCAGCCTACGCCGGTGCTGCTCTGATTATGTCTGTCGTGGCGGTAAAGCTCTTGATGCGTCTGTATAAGCGATCGGGTGATCCTCAGGCAGCTCTCAAGAGAGGCTCCGATGATGACAAATTATGACCTGCTTCAAGCGATAAACGCTCTGCTATGCGGGATTATCGTTATCCGCCTGGTAACATTCCGCCGCGAATCGGCAACGCACAAACCAGCCGGGGGCTGGCTGGCCTACGCCATTATCGTAATCTGCGCTTCCGTTCCTATCCGAATTGCCTACGGCTATCACGTCAGCACTGACTACGCCGATCTCCTCATCAAAATTCTGCTGTGTGGTGCCGTGCTGAAAACGCGCGGCAACGTCATGCAGCTCTTCACCATCGCTCACCGGGGAAAGAAACGTGAAAATTTCCGATAACTGCATTGCCATGATTAAGCAATTCGAGGGGCTGGAGACTAAAGCATATCCTGATCCCGCCACCGGCGGTGCGCCATGGACCATCGGTTATGGCCATACTGGCAACGATGTTCGCCCAGGCACTGTCTGGAATCAGGCTCAGGCTGAAGCGGTTCTGAGAACTGACCTGGCTCGATTCGAATTTCTGGTGAGCAATGCACTCACAACCACGGTAAATCAGAACCAGTTCGATGCTCTGGTGTCATTCTGCTTCAACGTGGGACCAGGCAAAAAGGGTGTTAAAGATGGTCTGCTGGTGCTGAAAAACGGGAACCCATCCAGCCTGCTGCGTCTGACGAACGCCCGTGAGTTCGATGCTGCTGCCCGGCAGTTTAAATACTGGGATAACGCAGCGGGTCGGAAGCTGCGAGGGCTTACCCGTCGGCGAGCTGCTGAAGCCTTTCTTTATTCCGGGATTAATGTGGCTACCGCCATCAAACGCGGTCTGGCTGCAGCATGATAGCCGCGGCTGCTTTTCTGAAGGCGTACTGGCGGCCGCTTGTTGCGCTGCTTCTGGTAGCGGTTGGGTCGCTGATGCTGCTCCGTGTTGGTTATGGGGTAGCTGATCGATCATGGCAGGAGAAGTGGGATCAGCGAGATAAAGCTGATGCTGTAGCAAAGCTGGCTTTCACCCAAGAGCAGCGCCGTATTGAGCTAACCCGCCAGGCGGAAATTAACAATATTCAGAGAGAAGCAGATGAAGAGAATCGTAAAGCTGATGCTCAGCGCGCTGTTGCTGAGCGTGCTGCTGACCGGCTGCAGTCAGGAATACAGAACGCCATCACCCACTTACAGCAGCGACGTGGCAGCGATACCGGAACTACCAGCAGCGGGCAAGCTGGGAGAAACCCGGGCGATTTGCTCGCCCAGTTGTACCGAGAAATTGACTCTACAGCGGGAGAGCTGGCGGCAGAGGCTGATAGGAGAGGGCGGATAGCGATGACCTGCGAGAAAGCGTATAATTCAATCAGGCATGATGGGCTTTTAACCCGATGATTGCATTCAAATTAAACCACGTAAGGTTTAAAAATTAATGTCGGTAAAATTGTCGGTATAACAATTATTTAGAACTGAAAACATTATATTATTCAGGTAATTAGAATCCCTATCAATAATCAAGCACTGAGTGCAGGTGGCCGGTCAACCGGCCACCCTCTGACATCTTTCTACACAGCCCGGAGATTGCAACTCAACACCGTCACGCTAGACTGTATCGTATTGATTTTAGTAGTGAGGCGACGTTGTGGACGTAATTGAAGGAAAAGCGTTACAGGTTTCAGATGCCATAATTTCCTGCCAGCTGGATGGCAAGGGCGGGATGATCCCGATTGCTGAAGATGAAGTCATCCAGTGTGAGCAGCCCTGCTGGCTCCATCTGAACTATACCCACCGTAAGAGCGCGGAATGGCTGCAGTCGACGACACAAATCCCTGATGCCGTGCGTGACGCCTTAGCGGGCGACAGTATGCGTCCACGCGTCAGCCGGCTGGGCGACGGCTTTATGATCGTGCTGCGCAGCGTCAACCACAACAGCGATGCGCGTCGCGACCAGCTGGTGGTGATGCGGGTATTTATCAACGATAAGCTCATCGTCTCGACCCGGCGGCGTAAAGTTTCTGCCGTCGATGAAGTCCTTACGGATTTGCAGAATGGTAATGGCCCGATTGACTGCGGCAGCTGGCTGGTCGATGTCTGTGATGCCCTGACCGATCACACCAGCGAGTTTATCGAAGATTTACATGACAAAATCATTGAGCTGGAAGATGCGCTGCTTGACCAGCGGATGCCGGCACGAGGCGAACTCGGCCTGCTGCGCAAACAGCTGATTGTGATGCGGCGGTATATGGCACCGCAGCGGGATGTCTATGCGCGGCTGGCCAGTGAAAAACTGGCCTGGATGGATGACACCGAACGCCGCCGGATGCAGGAAATCGCCGATCGGCTGGGACGCGGGCTGGATGATCTGGATGCGGGGGTGGCGCGTACCGCGATTCTGGCTGATGAGGTTGCTTCTGCGATGGCGGAGTCGATGAACCGACGTACCTATACCATGTCACTGATGGCGATGATTTTTCTGCCAGCCACCTTCCTGACCGGCCTGTTTGGCGTCAACCTGGGCGGTATTCCAGGCGGCGAATGGCGATACGGTTTCTCTATCTTCTGTCTGCTGCTGG